ACATACTCTATTTCGTTTTCCGATAATGCTGTGTTATGTAAATCCATCAACTTAAAATTAGTCTCCACTCTATCCCAATCGTGTATTATTTTAGCAAAGATCTTTTTTTCGTCTAATTTATGTTCACAAAGTTTATATACGTACCCTAATTGCATATCAGAATTTGATGCCAAACCTGGAAACTCTTTGACTATAGTTTTGATTCCCAGTCCTTTAATTCCTTTTAAATTATCAGAATTATCTCCAAGTAGTGCTTTTACTATATTGTAGTTTCTAGGAGTTACTTTAAGTTCCTCTTTTACATTACCTTTATTGAAAGTCTTTTTCTTTACTGGAGCATATACCTCAATATAGTGGTCTATAAGTTGAAGAAAATCCTTATCGGAAGATACTATTGTAACTTTTTTACCTGCATTAGAAGCTCTTTTTGCAAGATATGCTATAATATCGTCTGCTTCTAACTTATCCATAACCATCTGGTGTATGGGTAGACAATCTAAATAATCTTGGGTACGGTATAACTGTCCAATTAATGCTTCCATCTCTTGTTCCTTGGTGTCGTATAAACCCCAATGCGTTATTCGAGATGTAGCACGATGTGCTTTATAATTTGGATCAATATTTTTTCTATTCGCAGACCCACCTTTTCCGTCCCATATTACCACTACTCTAGTAGGATCAAATATACGGGTAACATACCCTAAGGAGCGAAGGAACCCAACCAAGCCTCCTACATGGGTGCCGGTCGGATTCATCGCTTTGAGCAGGGAGAAGCTACGAATTAACATATTCATAGCATCTATGATCAGAATATGATCATTTAACGCTCGGGGTGGGGTCTCCTTTAAATTCTGTAAAATATCGTTATATGCCACTAATCAAGAAGATTTGGAGTAATTGTATCTTCTTCTAGGTCTCCTTCTTCAATTAGGTCAAAATCTAAACTACCAACAAGTTTCAACCAGTGATCTTTATGTTGATCTTTATACTTATCAATTGCTCTTTTATCATCAGCAATGAAGCCGTGAGCTGTCATTACTATTCTACCTCTAGATTGTACTCCACCAATGTGGTTCTTCTCTATCTGTACGTTAGTACGTTTAGCAAATTCTACTTGCATACCGTTTTTGATAGCTTTAATCTTAGATGTACCAGGGTTAGTAATATTGCCAAATGTTACCACTAAAGTAGCATCGTACCACATCGACATACCACCTTTATTCTGTAGTTTAGGCATACCCATAGGCGACTCTGGCTTTTGAGTCCATACTTTGTTAATAGCTACCATGGTATTAGTATAAGGAGAGTTCTCCTTTCTTGATAGAAGAATTTTTTGATTTAAGTTATTACCAAATTGAGTAGACATAGCACCAGCATTCCACTCATTATTATTTTTATTTGATCTAACTGATAAATCACTGGGTACTGAACCTATACTGTCCCAGAAGAAACACATATCAAAGGGTAAATTACCTTTTGCTTGCTCATCTAAAAGATCGGCAATATAAACGGCCACATCCTCAATGGTATTTAGTGTACCTCTATCAGCATATAAGAAATGTCCTTCGTAGTCAGTTACAGTTCCATTTGCGTCTTTTATTTCATCAAACTGTAATCCCATCTCTTTAGCATGTTCCCAAGACCATTTCATCTCAGTAATAATGAAGACCGGGAGAATGCCCATTTTTTGAGCATTCACCGCTGCTTCTAATAGGGCAGTTGTTTTGCCCGTATCACTATGTCCACGCAATAGAGTGATATGTCCGGTAGGTATACCGGGTAAGGAAGTAATATCTTGGAAAGCCTCAGAAAGAGGTATCCATTTTTGCTCCTTAAATTTAACAGAAGCATTAGAATACCCTTTTTTCTTCTTAAAATTCCCTAAATTAAACGACTTCTGCACTAAAGCAGAAGCCTTTTCTTGAGTTTCAGTTTTTTTTGCCATTATTCGTTAAATAGATCATCAAATTTACTAACTGTGTCTTGGTTGCCAGCAGTAGCTGATTCCAAAGTAAAGTCAGTTTTTTGTTGACCTAAGCTTTCTGGCAAAGATGAATCTGTGTTTGTACCCGTAGTAGTATCATCTTCACTACCAGGGTTCAAGTAGTTTTGTAGTTGTTTTTTAATGAAATCATAATCGTATTGAGTAAATACATCAACAGGATTAGGTTGTTCTTTCAACCACTTATCAACTAAATCATTATTATCAGATAATGGTGTCTGTTTAGGTTTAATTCTAACACTTGTTTCTGGGTAGGGATTACCTTGGTTTTGTTCTACTACCATATCCCATCCATTAATAACATCGGTGTAATCACCAACATCTTCATCTTCTGCTAAAGCAAGTAATGCTTTAAAGATTGTAACACCAAATCCCCATAGACGTACTCCTTTATCTTCTTCTCCTCTAACAACAATAGGAGCAAAAATACGGGTCTTAGGGTTAATTTTACCAGATAATGACCAGTTGTCTTTATCGTTCGTTTTTCTAAGTTCTTTTACGAACTCTTCAATTGGATCCTGCTTACCAAAGTTTGATAAAGCAATCATCGGATACTTACCAATTCCGTAGTGGAATTTTAATTCCTTAAACGGGAAGGCAGGATCATAGGTAGAAGGTACGATTCTAATCGTCTGCTTACCTAGTTGAGGTTTCCAAAAAATTTCGGAATAATCTGTTTTCTCTCTTTGCTGTCCATTGCTATTCAATGAATCCAGCTTTGCGCGTATAGCATTTAAATCCATATAACTAATTTATTATAACGTTTATTATGTAATATAAGAACTTATTTTCAGTTCTCCAACTCTACTATCTTGTAAAGTTTAGTGTTCACTCTTTTTAATTCTGGGCCTTTAGTGAGAAGTATGCAGTTACGGTAATCAGGCCAGTTGATACGGTAATTAGTATCAAGAACTCCTCCGTTAAGTTCTTTTATTAGAGTGTTGAGTGCATTAATAGTGTAAAGAGTATTAGACTCTTTCTTTCTATGCACTAGGATAGTGTTATCTAAAAATGTACCAACATTGCCAAAGTCAACGTTATAAGTACAAATATACTCATCTTGTGATTTGGAATAAAGTACAAAGATTTTACTATATATGATTTTGTACCTCTCTTGAATCTCCTGAAGGATCTCATCTAAAGTGTCTTCAGTAGCAAAGGTACAGAAAAGTTTATTACTCATATCTTCGTTTAAATATATCGGCTCTAGATCATAATCAAATGCCGTGCTTACAACTTGTTGTATCATATATAAATATCTTTTACGTTCTATAACACAAGATCTTTGGAATATTTAAATTTTGTTGGGTATTTACCATCAGATTCTAATATTTCTTTAAGTTTTTCTAATGTTTCTTTACCATCCTCTTTGTGAAAATCAAACAGTAAAGCATCGTATGTGTAAAGAACTAATTTTGTTTTTTTGTTTTTTAAGTAGTTAAGTACTTCTTTTAATATAAGAATATTTCTTGAGGTTTCAAGCGATTGCATAATATAATTCATCAATTTCTGAGGATGCATATCTTTTAATCCTTTGCTAAATGTTTTTCCACTAATCGGTGCCAAGACTTCTCCGTCATTTTCAAATCGTCTCCAAAGCTCTCGGATATATCGATCAATTTTGTCAAATATTTCAAGGAATGCCCATTTCTCTGGGATTTTGCCATAAATTGCGTGAAAGTTAATTTGTTTTGCTTCATTATATTCCTCTTCTGTAATCTCTTCTTTTTCGAAATAAAGTTTTGCTAACTGCTTATGTGCTGAGTCTGTTCCAAGGTTATAACCAATTTGCTCACAAAGTAAGCGCAAGTGATAACCGTCAAAATCCAACTCAACAAAATAGTCCCCTTTCGGACGGAAACATTTCCTGTGTTGCTCACTTTTAGGAATAGCAGCGAAATTAACGCTATTAAAAGCATTAGTAGGTCTAGATGTGACATTGTATAAATTATAAGATGTTAAAACTGTGTTATCAACGATGTTGTAAAGAGGGTCACGTGGACTAAACATCTTAACAAAATTATCGTAGTATATTCCTAACCCTGACTGTTCTAATAGGTAAAATATATTAGTTGCAGTCTTGTTATAAAAATCGAAACCAGACGGAATGTCGTATTCGATAACTTCCTTAACTTGATCATATACTTTTTCACAGCTTTCGTATAATTTAGATATAGGAATGAGCTGATTGATCTTTGGGAAGTTTCTAAACTTATTGTAAAAATAGTTTAATGTTACGTTCTCTTTAGAATACTCTAATCTATCGTATTTAGTCATTGCATAGACTAAAGATAAATCAATAGCAGCTTGTAAATTAAAGTGATAGAGTAAGTATTTTTTATCTAATGTATATAGTTTACTTGCTTTCGAAAGAATACGGTAGACACGATCTTTTGATACATTTAAACCTTCATCGTGGTTGATTGGAATAATATAACCGTGTTTAGAATTAACAGGTCTAACATAAACAGCAATAGTAGAGGTTAGTTTAGGGTGGTAGAGATCGTTAGATGATATTACATCAACATATAACCCTAATTTTGATAATCTTTCCAAGCCCTCAAGCTTGTCTTCTTGCTCTACAATATAAAACACTTATACAACCTTTTTATCTAATATAAGATAAAATTACTTACGAACAAACTGTGCTGGATCTTTTAAGTGTTGGGCAGTGATACCAGGGAGTGCAGTTTCAGCTTGATCTATCACATCCAAATTTTTTGATTTAATGCCTGGGTATATGTATCCATTGATAGTTTCATCTTCAAAATTACCAACAATATACCACTGTATTTTTAATGTTCGTCTATACAGTTTATTTTGTTTTCTTTGAGCACTATACACCTCTTTATCAACTTCTACAATTTTACCAGATCTTAAGTCTTTAACAAAATAACGAAACATGTACCCATTTCTAACATCATCACTACTAGGGGATACGTATATGTTTTCAAAACCTAATGCCTGTTTAGCAATTTCTTCATCAGGTATAAATTCTAGTGGTTTTGATTTAGAAGTAATGCTATCTCCTTTGAAAAAATTACCTTTAAAATCTTGAACAAACGCACCAAGGTAGTTTAAACCTGTTTTAGGGTCTATTAACTTGCCGGGAATTTTTCCCCCTACTATCTGTCTAAATTTTGGTAAATACATTATTCTATTTGAAAAAATTGAGTTCTTAAAGATGTTAACCATTTATTATCAGCAGAAACACTGTGTTCTACTCCTGTTATAATAAAGCCAAACCCATCATATCGATCTGGTAGAACAAGTTTGTTTACTTTAAATACAGAACCTACTTTGAATCCTCCTAAACCTTGCATTTGTAGTGAAAGTACAACAGGTATAGGTTTTGCTTGGGATGTTTTGCTAGATTCTGAAGCACGTAGTAATCTATTCATTAAAGATGTTCCTTCAATTTTTAAGTTACTCCATTCTGATTCGATAAATACTAAAGGAGAATCATCACTACTGTTAAATTGTTTATAAGCTTCTTTGAATTTTATATAAATTTCAGAATCTTCACCTGTATCTGGATCTCTTAAAGGGTCTATAATAACTTTAGTGGCAGTCTTTTGTTTATTTTCATTTTTTACTACTATGTGTCTATCTATTGCCCCTCTATTCCATGATAGAAGGTTATCTAAATTTTCTGAATATGTTCCAGTGTTACCTTGTGCGGCAATAGATATTTGAGCAGCTGTCCTATTACTTATTTCACTAGTTATTGATAAATTAGTGATAGTTGAACTTTTACCTGTAACATTAATTGTTTTAGGTTTTTTAGCCATACCTACCCCACTTCTATCAACAACCCTGTATAAAGAAGGTTGCTCTGGGTAGTTTACGATATCTAATTGGTTTATACCTCCGAACGCGTCGTTAATGCTAGATAAAACATATCTAATAACATCAAATATACCGACACCTTCTTCTTGTGGTCCATCAATAACTCTATTTAATGCATTTTTTAAAAAGTAAGTTGAAACTAAAATATTTAAAATTTCATCATTAGGGTTGCTATCTGTTTGAACTGTTTGGTGTAACCCCCTATTTGTTATACTTAACTCAGAAACTCCTGGTACCTTAGGTGTTAGTGCAATTACTGGGTGTATGCTAAAATGTTTATTAAAAGTTAAGAATTTATCCTCAGCTTCTAAATCAAAACTAATCTCTGGTTTAGGATTTTCTACTGCGGTGTTAAAAATACTGTTAAAATTATTAAAAATAGATAAGAACCCTCTTAATGAGATGTAGGATAGGTTATTAACATCTGAACCAAAGTCAAACCAACCTGGTTCTTCTGATGTGAATGGTATAGAGTACGTATTAAATTCTAATTTTGAAGAAATTTTTTCTAAACCATACCTATCTAAAATAGATTTAATATCCGCACTAGTTTTATTGTCGTCTTTGTTAGCCTCTATTCTTTCGAATATTGTATGGTATATACTTTTGACATCATTTTTGAAAACTGTAGTATCATCGTTTTCAACTTTCTTATTTTGTGTTGCACTATAGGTCTTACCAACTTTTAAGGATTCTAAAATTACACCTCTAGAAATTATTTTTACTGAACAGTCGTATCCACCATCATTTCTAAAACTCCAGTTAAAATTTGTTACGTACCCAAATAACCCTTCATAGTTACCATCGCTATTCGACTTTAATCTGTCAATTTCACTATCTATTTCATCTGATGTTTTGTGAGCAAAGAAAAATTTATTTGAAACTGTGTAACTGTCATTTACGTATTGTAATTTACGGTCGTTGGAATAGTACAGAGAATGTCCCCATTCCAATAATGCGGTGTAACCTGGTCTAAAGTAAAGTAATTCTGCTATTTCTAAATCTTCTTTAGAAAAAAGTGAAAAATCAACGGAAGCTTCTTGTAGAGTACCGTATGTATTTTTTGAAGTAACTTTTAAACTAGTTATACCTGGCATAGGTCGGATACCCATACTACTGTAGTTACTATATGCTGATTTACTAGCTACTTCTCCTTCACCTGTATTTTGGTTAAACTTTACAGGTTGTGTACCGGGTTTATAGTTAATACCGTAGCGGCCACCTTCTTCTGTTAATAACCCTCCGGTTAGTATGAAGTTGTTAGCAGCTGTAGATGAACCTTTTATTTCTTCTCTTGTTTTTTCTCCTCTTGCGATTTGTTGAGCTTGTTCTATACTAATGCTGTTAACACTTGATCTTAACTTAACCCATGCAGTTGAACTATTTAAATAGGAAATTTCAGCAGGTGATTTAACATCATTACCTAAGATGTCTTGTCTAACCTTAATTTGATTGTGTAGTTTATCCGATACTGGGGAACCAATAGTTTCTTTAGCCATTACATATTTCTGTTAAGTTCCTCAAACTGAGATAGTGCTGCTAGACCATCAAATGGGATTCTTAACTGAACACCTTGCTCCACTATCAAACCATCGGTTTTAGAAGTGTTTGCTGTAGCTATAACCCACCAAAGAGAACTATCTCCATAAAATTGTTGTGCAAGTGTATCGTACCTATCACCACCTGTGGTCATAATATATGTGTCATTTTCTGATACAGGAATATCGGGGTAAATAGCATTTTTTAAATACCTTCTACCTGATGTAGTTCTTAATTCTTGTATATTTCTATATCTATCTGGCATATTATTGGTACCAAGTTCCTTTTGCAAAGAATGCACGTTGTGTAGGATCTTGACTTGCTCTTATATTAAAGTCGTGTATTGGTTTAAAATTAATACTAACATCTAAAACATGGGGTACTCTGGGTATATCATCTTTTTCTTCTAGGTTTATCTCCCAAGGGTAGTTGTTACTCCAGTTAAAACCTACACCACCTATGTACCCAGCTTGATTTTGTAAATAATCTCCTATAGTTATTCTGGTTAAAGTACCTCTCATAAACTCTCCATTATCTCCATATACAGGAGCAGTTGAATTAGCTAATAAGTTAAGCTTTTTATACAAAGGAGACAACTCTGCTCTAGAAAAAGCAGCTACCTTAAATCCAAATGAAATATCTCTATCAAAACCATCGTAGGTATAAAAATCTTCAGCTCTACCTATGTATTTGGTACTATTCCACCTACCTGTAAAGTTATCTGATAAATTTTCTAAATGAGCTCTAAAATATAAATACTTACCAGTAGAAATAACATTAAACTCAAATGGTATTATATCCTTAGGTTGATTTGATGCATCTAAAATACTTTCTGTTAAATCACCTAATTTATTTAATTCATCAGGTTCAACTGATATGGTTTTATCTTTTAATTCGTCTGCAGTCTTAACTCTACTTTGGTTGCCACTTCTTAATCTAACGTGCAATATGTTTGACTTGACATCACTTTGTTCACTATATTTTTCTGGTGTGTCTTGAGGGTTTATTACCTGATTTGCAATAGATTCACCTATTTTTTTTTGATTCTCCGTATTAGTTTTTTCACGATCTAATGTTGTACGTACCGGTGTACTGGGAGTATTACCAAGTCTACCAGTAGAAGTTTTCGTATTAGGAGAATATTGGGCAAGACCTGTTTCTTCACTTACTAGATTAGTTACAGGGCCTCCAGAATCATTGGTGTTAAAGTACGGTTTACCACCATTGTATTGTACGTTAGAGTTATTTTGTATGGAAAGACGATTTTTGTTATAATCTGAGGTGTGAGTACCATATTGGCTCAAACGTGTTTCTAAATCAGATTGTACTCTTATGTTATCACTATTTCCTACAGAAAAACCAAATAGATCAAAACCTCCTCCACCTATGTATCTTTTAGGGTTAAATCCTCTTATAAATTGGGTACCTGTACCGTTAACCGGAATTTGAGCTAATGTACTACCTATTATTTTAGCAGTACCTAAAATAGTTTGACCGGCTGTTTGCAAAATAGCTCCTACTAAACTTTTACCTTTTGAAGTTCTTTTGACTTTTTTTACATTGTCTACTAATTTTATTAACCCTCCAGACTGTAGTGCTGCTTGATTGGCAGCAAATTTTAAACCTGCTGGTTTTGTTAATAGTTTAGTTATTCTGACTAAATCGTCTACTCTTGCAGTTACTTGATTTTTAGATGGACCGTTTTCTGTGTAAGATGGTATCTTTTTATGTACAAGTGGTTTTTCACCTCCAAATTCTTCGTAAGTTAAAGATCTAAGTTCTGAGTTTTTTTCGATTAAAGTTTCAGGATTAAACCTTTGTTTAATTTGTGCAGATGATTCAACTAGGTCAGAAGGGTTATTTGACTGAACTCTATCTATGTATTCTCTTAATAATCCATATGTAGGAAACAGTGGATTATCAACAGTCATAATAGGCCTTCTATCTTGAAGAGGTAGTTTAGGTCCAAATGGTACTTTGGAGTTATCAGCCATGAATGTAGGTTAAAATTATCCTTCTGGATTACGGTATCTGGTTCCGCTTGAAAAAGGACTGTATGCAGAAGTTCCGTTAGTTGTTGTAACGTGATCTAAATGATTTCCTTTTTTGTCAATGTGTAAACCAGTTCTTTTACCAAACTCTGCTTCAAATACTTGAGCAGATGTTTTTTTAGGATTAACTCCTGCACTTAACCCAGAAGGTTTTGTTTCGAATGATTTTTTGATTCCCATGATTATCTTTTTTATATAAATAGTGTTATGTTGTTTTACTGGTAGCAAGCATTAAACTATTACCTACCTTATTACCGTCAAGGAATACATCTCCCCCACTTCTTACTGCCTGTATTAACTCTTTTAACAGTTCGTTAGTTTCTTCACCAAATTTAGTGCCACCGGCCATCACTAAGGTATCTTTAGGGTTAGAACGTATAGTAAAATCTTCTACATCTAAACTATTACCTGTGATTTTAGTATCCTCTTTGGTTTTAAGTTCATTAGGTACAATTCCTTGTTCCTGACTGGTTGGTTCAGGAGTTTTTATTGCATTGTTAATATCTTTTGCAAACAGTGCAGCATCAATAGCTACCGAACCGGCAGTACCTACTCCAGGTATTGTTGAAACTAACCCTGATAGAACTTCCATTCCAGCTCCTGTCCAGTCTCCTTTATTAGCTCTGTACATTGCAAATGGTATAGACGCTAAAGCACCTATAACAGGAATTTTTTTAAGTAGTGATTTTGTAACTGCACTACTAGACTGCTTTGCAGCAGCAACTGCTCCTGTTTTTATTGCTTGTTTGATAACGGTTTCTCCTGCTGCCTTTGTAACTGTCTTTCCCCCTGCTTTAGCAGCTTGTGAACCTGCAGATTTTGCAAAGTCTTTGGTACCTTCTTTTACACCGCCTTCCACTACATTTGATATGCTTGGACCGGAAAAGAAGCTTTTTATTTTGTCTATTATACTACCTATAGACTTAAATCCTTCTACAAAAACTTTTCTTAATCTCATTTTTGCAAAAGCTCCAGTGATAGCAATAACACCTGTTGCAATACTGTCGGCAATGTTAGCTAGTTTAATAAATCCATCAACTGCTTTATCTAACCCCTCCATAAAACCGGTACGAGAGAATATTCTATCTACAGCTTCAGCAACTTTTAACATTGCTCTTTGTATTTTTTCCTGATTAGATAAATTTTCTTGTTGGATTGCTAGTTGAGCTGCACCTTGTGAATTATCTAAACTTGCTCTTAATTTAGCTGCTTTATCTAACAGTTCTTGTTTTTTTACTTGATCTGTTGTTTGTGAGGCTTGTTCTTTTAAACTAGCAATTAATGCTAATTCTTTTTTGATTTGATCTTCTAAAGTAGCACCTCTTGCTTCAAGATTTAACAACCTCTCTTTTTCAGCAGCAGTTAAAGAGGTGTTATTTTTTATTGCTTCAGTGTACGCAGCTAATTCATTTGCATTTAATCCTGCTATACTTTCTTTAAACGAGTTGGTAACGTTACCTAATGCTTCTTGTTGCATTAATGTTTTAGCTAACTCATCAGTAGTCATACCAACAGCATCTGCTAATGCCTGTTGTTGTATTACGTTATAATTTTGATAGTCAGCAAATGTACCTACATTTTTATTTAATTCTTCTGCTAGTTTGGCTGTATCTCCTTTGAGAGCTGCTAAACGAGCTTGTTCTAAATTAAGATTTCTTCCTATGAGTAGTTCTGCTTCTAATTCTGAGCCAATAGATTGTTCAAAATTTAATAATCCTTGTGCTGTTTTTTCAACCTGAGATAAACTAAATCCAAATTTTCTTGCATTTATAGCAGCTTGTCTTATACCTCCAGGGAATTTTTCTGCATTTACAAGTGTAGCGGCACTTGATGTTGTAATGTCTTTAAGTACATCTTTAAAGTCTATGGCTGTTTCTTCTGCTACATTTAAAACTTTAACTGCACCTGCTAAACTTTGTACAAAATTTTCAGCATTAAATTGACCTACTTGCCCAGTAAGTTTTTCAGCGTTAGCATTTGCTGCAATTAAGTATTGTGATAATCCAGCTGCTTCTAGGTTAGTTAGTCCTAGTCTTTTGGTAAGAATTACATTTGTCTTAAGTAAAGCATTACTAAATTCTGCAGAATTGCCAAATTGTGTACCTACAGTACCTAATAAATCGTTTATTGATGTAAGAGCTTGATTAAGTTCGTATGAGTTGATTAACACTCCTTTACTATTTTTAGAGAGGTTAATCATTTCATCGTTTAACCGCAAAGCAACTTCTCTAGAAACGTTAAGATTGTTAGCTATACCTGATAAGCTTGTGTCAAACTTTTTTAGTTGAGAGATTAGAAACACTAAAGATAGTTTACTAAACCCTTTAGCAAGTTCTCCTAAACCTGCACTTAACGATTTTACAAATCCTTTGCCTTCAAGTTTGGCTTTTTTTATAGCATCAGCAGCTTTTCGAAATTCGGGAGCAAGTTTACCTACACCTAGGGTTTCAAATAAATCTGCAATACCTGCCATAATTTGTACGCTTTTACTAGCCTCTGCAGATGCTTCAGCAGCTTCTTTAACAGCATCTCTAAATCTTTGTGCTTCAAAAGCTGCGTCATTTAGACCGCTACTTAAGTTTTTAGCGTTTTTCTCTATTTTGATAGCCTGTTTTAATTGACCCTGCAAATTTTTTGCTTGGTCCCCTGTGGCATTGGCTAACTTCTCTTCTATTTCTCTTCTACTTTGTAATGCTTTGTTATATTCCAACGCAGCTCTGCTCTGAAGTTCTGCTATTTCTGCAGCTTGTCTAGAAACTTTATTACCTAGTTCCTGTATTTTGTTAGAAGACTTACCTGTTGATTTAGCTTTTTCTAATAATTCCGCATATTGACTAAAGCTTCTAGCAACACTAGAAGTCAAATTGCGTAATTTGCCAGTGTTGATGCTAGAATCTTGTATAGATTTATTAGCTTTGTTTACAAAATCGGATATGTTACGAAAATCATTTTCTAAACTACCTGCTTTAGCAGCAAGTTCATCCATAGATCTACTGTAATCTTTAGCTCCTTCTAAATCAAAATCTTCTCCTGGTTGCTTAGCCATATTTTAGTATATATTATAAATAGAAAAGACTCCTATTTAGGAGCCTTGACTGTGTAAGAAGGTCTTACTGATGGGCCTTTTGGTGTTTTGTTAGGTTGTTTAGGTTGTTTCTTGTTACTTTCTTCATAATAATCTTTAATCTCTTTAAAAATAAAATTACGTAAAAATATTGGCATGTGGTAAACATCCCACCAAGAGTACCCACCTTTACCGTGAAATACTATTTGATGTATTTGTTGGTAAAGGAATGTTTTATAATCATGCGTCAGGCCAAAAAAAGTTTACGCCGATTGGCATGTCAACGTCCTCCTCAACGCCCTCGGCATTAATAACCGAAATTGTTAGGTCAACGTCTGGAGAGATTGATGAATAATACTCTCTTAAAGCTCTAGCATCTTTTGCTAGTAAGTAATTGTCTACAAATTCGTGAATATCCTTTCTCTCCGTTAGTCCATTGACAGATGTAATCATTTGTTTTAACCTAGAAGAAACATTGGTAGATAAATTCTTATCTATCTTCTTTCTTCCGGCAATCTCTTTTTCTATAGTTTGTTCATCTCTGTGTGTAAGAAGTTTAAATGTTATGACATTATCAGTATTAGGTAACTTAAATTCAAATTCATTTCTACGTTCTTTAAATTTAGAGTAGTCGATGTCTTTGTTAACAAACTGTGTCAGATCTACATCAACCGTACTACCTTCGTAGGTTATTTGGTAATCTTTACCATAAGCAAGTATACGTGCTGCTAACATAATAGCATTTTTATCACCTACCAATAGTTCGTTGTAATCAATTTTACTTACTATAAGTGATTGTAATAACTTATCAATTACAGTGCCTTGTCTAATGTAGTTAGGGTTAGAAAGAATATCTTCTTCTTTAGCTGTCATATACTTCATTTCTAAAGTTCCGTTGGCCAATGGAGAATCTTCAGAATAAAGTAATCCTCTAGAAGGAAGTTCGATAGTCTCTGTGGGTAAATTAAATTTTGAATCCATAAATTTTATTGTATATAACTAGTCATATATAAATATAAGAACTTTTATTTTATTAGACAACAAAACCTGACTTAAAAAGCCAGGCCTTGTATCGGTGGTTATTGGGAGGTATTAATAATCTAAGACACAGTAGTCCATTGCTACAGTTACTGTTAACTCAACTACATCATCTGTAGCCCAGTCAAATGAACCTTGAGACATATCAACTATGAATGCACCAAATATTTGCCATTCTGATACTACATCACCAACTGGTCCTAAAATTTTAAGTGTAAGTTGCTTTTTGTAAAAATCAGAATATCCGGCTCTACCTGTTACAGATTCATATGAAAGACGTGCCCATTCCATTACCTGCTGTGCAGCTGATGGACTGATTGGATCATATAGAGTCATATCTATATTGTTCCATTCTCTCTTTCCTCTAATTTTACGGTAAGAGTTAATTGTATCTAATTTTATTTCGTTATCTGTAAATGACGGTGCTGTTACGTTTTTAATCATAAACGCCTCAATACCGTCCATTGAAAGTACGAATCTATTTTGAACTTTTGGCTCAAATGCTTGAAAAAGTACGGGTTCTACTGCCATTTCTATAATTCTTTTATATAAATATTACTAATTTAAATTATGCTGTAAAAGTAGCCCCTGTTGGTTCAATAGTAAAGTCTAATACTACAAATTCAACTGTTTTTGCAGGTTGAATATAAATCTGACCAACTAATTGATTTCTATCAATTGTATCAGCAGTGTTATTAGTTTCATCCATTACTACTCTATAAGCATACAATCCTTGACGTTGAGTTACAGATTCCAAATATGGATTAACTGTCTGTAAAAATTTATCTCTGGTTCTTGATGTATTTTGTTCGAACACTAATGTTCTGGATACGTCACCAACAAATTTCTTAAGTTCAATTAATAATCTACGAACGTTTACTCTGTCAAGAGCTGATTTTTTCTTTTGCAATGTTTTCTGACCAAATACTGAAATTCCAGCTCCAGGGAATGTAGCGATTGGGTTAACGTTTGCACTGTATAAAGTATCTCTTTGAGATCTTGTTAATTTTCTTTCTGCTTGGATAACGTCACCGATTCCACCTCTAGTTAAACCAGCAGGTGCAAACCATGGTGCAGCAGCTCCATCAGTGAAGGCATATACTCCAGGAATAACAACTGAAGCAGGTATCCATACATTCTTACCAGTGGCTGATTGGGTTTGTAACCAAGGCCAGTAAGTAGCTGTGTATGAACTGTTAATAGTAGCAGCGGCAGCTGTTACATTACTAACTGTAGCACCATATTGCTCTAAATCAATTACTGCAATTGCATCTCCTCTTGATTCTGCTACAGAAACAATAGAATCTAATTGAGTTTTGTGATCTCCAAAGTCATAAATTAATCCAGGAGCAGAAATAATGTTAAATACATATTCATCTTTGTTCTCTAGAATTGAAATTGCATCAGCATAATTAGCTGCTACAAGACCTTGTGTATTTGTATTTGTAATATCACCAAAGTGATTATTAGGAGCATCATGTTTATATAAGTTTCCTGTAGCGCTGTGGAATGAACCAGACTGGTTAGTTGGTAAAGCATTTGGATAATTTGCATCACTTACAGTGATACCATCATTAGCTAGGTAATTTAGAGTCTGTCTATCTACTGAAGCAACTCTAATATAGCTTGAACGATTAACGTATTCACCTGTTGTAGTAATATAAGTAGTACTACCGTCAGTTGCTTTAGATTTGTATTGGTTACCAATTACTCTTTCAATATAGTTTTCAGAGTTAGGATCTAAAGAAAGGTCGTTAAACGTTTCAAGAATAATTTTATTTTTAGTATTATCATCACCTCTACGAACTAAAAGTGAGAAAGTACCAGCTGAAGCATCCTTGTTTGTGATTTCCCAACGTAGGTTGTCTGCTGAACCTAATGTTAAAGAACCATCTGAGTTGTGAACAGCACTGGTAGGTGATGAACCTGTCGCTGTGTTTTGAATTGCTCCTTTAGCTAAAGTTGCTAAAGTAAAAGGTGTACTACCAGCATCTGTTGATGCAACTGTAGTGTTACTACCAGCACCAAATGAACCAGAAACAACTCTGGAAACTAATACTGAATTGCCACCTTGGTTAAAGTAAGATTTTACAGCAAGCGAAGTAAGAAATTCATATTTATTAGACCCAGACTCAAACGTAGTACCAAATATTCTTTGATACTGACCATAAGAAGTCACTAATGTTGGTTCTTCTACTGGTCCCTTTACTGCAGGTCCAATGATTGCAGCCCCTGCTTCTACTGGTGCGGGTGCTATAAATGAAATGTCATTCTCTCTTGCTAGTACGCCTGGGGAGATTAATGTTTCTGCCATGTTATAATAAGTTAATTTATTTTGTCTATAATAAATATAAGTAGAGAATCGAAACCAGTTTTAGTGGATAGTTTTTTCTCTACATATATAAATATGGAGATTGTTACGTAAACTAACGAGTATTTCCGTAATGTATTGTTTTAATATTTTTATCTGTTCTAAAACTTCTCCATGGATCAACTACTACTGAACCATCTGGAAAGTCATAGTCGTGGTGTTTACCTAAATGCCCTAACAAGTAAACTGCTTTAATAGGTTCTATTGGGTCATAAGTTACCTTTTTAGCAGAACCGTATGATTCACAGTAATGACCTACTAATATTGAAGAAGATCCATCTTCGTAATGTACATCAGGTTTATATGCTTTACCTAATATCACAATAGGTAGATTAGCCTTATCTGATTCTATAACAAGTCTTGTTGCAATGTTTTTTGCTTGTATTTCTCTTGCTCTCATTATAGCATCAAATAAATCATACCCTAAATTCAATTTTTCAGCCATATAACGTAAAGCAATATTATCTCTTGGATGACACCCTCCACCATCACCCATACCTGCTTTCATGTATGCTTTACCTAATATCCGTTGGGTAGACCTTTCTAATGCTCCAGTTACCACATCTACATTCATGTTACCTGATTTTTCAGCTACATCTTGAATCATGTTAACTAAAGCTACTTTTGTAGATATAAATGTATTATAGAATATTTTAATTGCTTCTGCTTCATCCCAAGTTCCTACTTCATATCTTGTACCTTCAGTAATAAAAGTCTTATAAAAGTCTAAAAGCATCTTAGCATCTCCTGTCATTGAACCATCTTCAGTACCTATAATGACCATCTCAGGATTAACCATATCCCATTTTACTGTACCCATTGCAATCAAGTATGGGTTGTAAATAAATCTACCATTGGGTATTCTGTGAATAAATTCTCTACGAATAGTTCCAGGTAATACAGTAGAAATAAGTACTATTAATTGATCTTTGCTAACGTATTTATTTACTTCATCTAATACGTTGTTAACTATACTATAATCAAAATCTTTATTTGGTAGATGAGACGTAGGATAACGTCCATCGTAGTCTGGGTGATGAGGTGTTGGTACAGCAATAAAGATCATTTCTCTATCCTTACATACTTCCTCTATTGAGGATACCATTTGAAAGTTTTCCGGGGACACTTGTGTCACGTCGTAACCTATAACTTCATGTTTTTCTGCCATTACTTCGGCAGATTCTTTACCGAGCTTCCCAACTCCTATAAAACCTATTTTCATATGTTTTTTATTATAAATATTAGTTTACTACACTATATTTTAAAAATTCAACCTCTGTTAAATTCATACCACTGTATCTCTTCTTACAAGGCCATACTTTCGGTTCTAACTCCACCTTATCTTGTACTCCCTTTTTAATTTCTGCGTAGTCTTGCCACTGTTGTACTAAATTTACAATTTCTGGTGTTTCAGTAAATTGTTTATCAGGAAAATGTGGGGTTATGTACTTCTTGAAAAATTCATAATGTTGTGACGGGCTAGGGTGACCTTCTCTAGTTGGTAATCCAGTTACATTATCATTGAAACAAAATACATTTTCTACTTTGTCCAATTGGTGCATTGTAATACACTTATCTGTAAACTTATCATCTATTAACTTATCTAATTCATCAAAGTAAGGTTGAATAAGTTTCATTTCAGCAACCGACACATCTTGGTTGTATGAATTAAATCCAGGTTCTCCTAAAAAAGAACTAATTCTAGGGTCAAGCATAAATGTCATTGTGTACTGAATGCCTAAGTTGTTGAATAAACTTTTTACGGTGTATATGTAGTTAACAGTTTCAAACACACTCTGTAAAAATGAAAAATTATTTTTAATGTACTCTGGAGTATAACAGTGAGTGTTGGTAATACTCCCACATTGTACGTAGTTAAGTTGGTCTGTTGTTAATCCAGAAACGTTTTTTGGAAACTTATCATCTCGAGCACAACTACCCCACTGTACAATAATATGTTCATTTTCAAAATTATCTTTAGACCTAAGGTACTTTACTATAAGGTTAAACACTGCACGTGCTCCTACTCCACCTCTTGCGTGTTTTTCATAATCGTCTTCTCCATAGTGGTGAGCCATCCAATCGGACCATGTAGGCCATTGTGGATAGTCGGTGAAACTGCAACCGAAAGTTACTAATTTTTTCATTTGTATTTTTGTTCTAACTCGTTAAAAATTAAATCAGCAAAATCTTTATGCCAAAGTTCGCCAGGATGACTACCGTCTAATGCTATGTCACCTAGGTATTTATTTTCATGTAGCCTTAATTGAGTAGCAGTAAATGTATTGTCCGTACAATCATGTTTATCTATATATGTAGAAAATTTATTTTTCACTTCTCTATACTTTTCATAAACCTCAATATTTTTATAATGATCCATAAAAGAGTATAAAAATTTACAACCTATGTTTTCCAAATGTTTAGTTAATAGAAAAATTTGAACAAATTGTTTTAAAAAATTATCAGTAACATTTGAAAACTCAAATTTATGTTTCATATAATCTTCTTCCCATTCCCCGTGTTGTGTTAATTTATTTTCATCTAAAAATGTTTCTCTGGTAAAGAAAGACCATAGTATAACTACCACGTCGTCTATTGTGGGTTCGTAGTTAGTTACCTGTTGAACAATATAAGAGTTACTTCCTCCAGGAAGTGCAAGATTAACACATTCTATATTTAATTTTTTAGCCAAAACTGCTGGCCATGCATATTGACTAGGTTCAGGTCCGTACCCGTTTGGAGGAATAAAACAATCTTTCAATCCATGTCCATAGGTGTAACTACACCCAGCTGTTATAAGTTTCATTTAATCTATTTCTTTAAAGTCACCATCACATAAATCTTCTAAAAAATTCACCGATCTACTTAATCTATCCAAAGACATAAGTGTGTTAAAGTTATTAATAAACACATCTTCCATTTCAACTGTCATATCATAAAGTTGACTATAGCTTAATGAACCAATATATTCATAAACTTTTTCAAGTTTAGTGAGTCTTTTGATAAAATTTGGTTCTTCATCATATGATTCATCCCACCACTTACCAAAAGTTTGGTAACCCTGTTCTCTCAGCTTTTTCAAGGAGTACGGACTACCGACTATAATAAACGGTTGAGCACAGTAAATAGGTTTGTATATTTTTTCAGAAAAGAACACAGATCTTTCTGTGTATAGGCTTTCAGTAACCACACTTACAAACGTATTTCTTTGTAAATCTAAATTTAGATTGTTAGCAAAGTTAATTTTACTTGTATCCTCGTCTAATACTATTGGGATTTGTTTTATGACCTCATCTACTGCTTGTCTTATTTTTCGAGGGTTATCAAAGTAGGATAAATCTAATACATTATCAATAAAAGAAATAAACTGTTCTTGAATAGGTGCGTTATAAACATTACCTAAACTAATTTTATGGTCATGTAAAAGTGGATTAGACTTAAATTGAGCTATTGTTAACAACCTGTGTATATCCAACCTCCTGTTCAATGATAAAAATACAGATTTTTTTGACTCACTTTCATTGTGTCTCAAAAATTCATGAAATTTTGTGTAATGAAATACCCTATCTTCCTTTTTAGTCTTAGTGTGGTTGGTGTTAGGAAAGAACCAAGGTTGGTGTTCAAAAAAAGAATCTGTAAAAATGGAAAATAAATTCTCTGTGCAGTGATATTTCTCATAAGTATCATATAATTCATCTGATATTAAGTTACTGTTTGCAAAATAAAAATTAGTTCTATCTAATTTAAATTTTTTTGCAAAATCATTTAACCATGCTATGTACTTATACTCATGAAAATGACCTTCAAAGTGCATAGAGAACAGTAGTGTGATATTACCACAGTGAATATGTTTTAAAATATGACTAGGAATGTTAAAAGAGTCCACGTCTGTTTTGAAAAAACCTGGCAAATCAACTATAACCGGTAGTATCATTTTTTCCTTTTTATCTAGAAAATATTCAACGGTGTTACGTTCGGTGTGTGTCCTATGTTGTACAAATTGTGCAGTTTGGGTATTTAGACTGTTAGCTAACCCAGGGTCTAAATCGTACAATTGCCTTTGATTTACAGGGAATTTAATATCATAGCTTTCTTCTAATTCTTCTTTAGATTGATTAAAACAACTATGCGGGTAAAACAATTTATTTTTTTCCGGAGATTCCCAAAATAATGGTGCAAATGAATGTGGATGCTCATCATAGTGCATCAGTATCTCAGTAAATGCTAAATTTATTTTTCTTCTCATTAGGTTAACTTATGTATAAAATTACAATTACCAGTTATGTCAACGGATTTGTTTTCAATAAATTTATCGAATGTGTGGTAACTTAGTAATTCGTTATTAACAGTTATTTTAAACTCATATAAATTTAAAGCACAGTAATTGTGGTTACCTTCATGAGAAGGTATATTACCAGCTCCAAACAGTATTTGCATTTCCTTATTCATAGGAAAGTTTTTAGTAATATGTATTATTTCAGAATCAAGTATAACTTCAAAATATGAATTTTTTTTATTTTTCCAAACCAATTCATGTATTTTACCTTGTTTAACTAAACCTTCTAGTTGGGTACCGGTTACACCATCATCGGTATTAACAACTATACCGTTAACCCACTGGTTATATAAATCATAAGAAACATATGTGGGTAGCATACTAATAATAGTTAATCTTTGATCTACATCTTCTTCAACTGAGAATTTAGTATAGATTTCAAAATCATATTCACCAGATATGTACTTATTTGCAATTTTATCAGAAAAATTCTCGCAAATACTACTTGGCCAAAATGCCCACACATCATGTTTATTTATACTCAGCATAAAACTCTTTTAGTTGTGGGAAAGTTTTGTTAAAATTTGTGTTCCTACGTTTATCGTAATCGGTAATAAATTTACCAAAGTCTTTTCTGTTTTTATCTACATCAAAGTTTTTTTCAGATATTGAATAGTCATATAGTCTTTTTATTTTCTGTATTTCGATACCAGAATATCCGTAAAATTCTTTTGAAAAACCTTTAGCTCCATAGTAAAAAGCTTTTTTAGCTGCTTCAAGTATTAGTTCTTTATGTTGTGTCTCTAATACTAGTATAGAAAGATGTTGTGGCCATCTAATATAAGAGGTGTCTAATTGAAGAGCAGAAATCCAATACCTTTGTTCATTGTGGTGTTTCTTTTTCATTTCGTACACTTTATCTATAAGGTCACTGTACGTAAAAACAGATAGAGCATTAAATGCTGCCATAATATTAACTGTTACTTTTGGTAATTGTGTTAATATATTATCTACATTCTGCCAAAACTTATCGTAATTTAATCCAAACCTAGTGTATTCAGCTTGTTCTTTTGTAGCTTCTACTGATGTAAATATAATAAGTTCTTTAACTTTATTATTCTCACATAAATCTTTTGCAATTGTAATTAATTTATCAATTAATGCATCTGGTACTCCTAAGTTAGTGTTTATAGCTAAAGATAGGTTAGGGTTTTCCTCCCAATGTTCTTGAATATACTCTAATACCTTAAAAGTATCTTTAGATAGTAAAGGTTCTCCTCCGGTGATTCTAAAAGTGTGTAAATCTTTATATAAGTCAGGCCACCATTCCCAAAAAGCTTCTACATAAGGGTTGTGTTCAGATTGTTTAAATGGTAATTCATTTTTAGCTCGTAAATCATCTAAGTTGTTATACTTCTGTGTTGTATTATACCCTCCGTACTTTTCGATTTCTTCAACCCATTTGGAAGAATATTGAGGGCCACAATAAGCACATTTAAAGTTGCATGTATTTGAAAATGAAACTTCTACATACTTAGGGTTAATATTATCTCGCCAATCACTTGATTTAATTTTATCGAACTGATCTAAAGACCAAGGTTCGCTAGATTTAAATACTCTATCAGAAAATGCATTAGAGTTATCTTCTATATTCCAACAATAACTACATTCAGAAGGTCTTTTGCCTTCTAACATTTCTTTTCTTTTTCTTTTCTTAAATAATGTATTATGTAGTGCCGATGGGTTACGTTTTACTTCATTAATAGGTATTTTGTGAGGAGATGGGTGGTGACAGGAGTGAGTCATTCCCAAACCTAAATGCATTGTAACTTGTGTCCATTTTGCTAAACAAAACCCACAGCCTACTTTATCTAATTTACTTTTTACTTCCTGTGAATTCACAACCTTATGTTAATCATTTTTGCCCACGGTGTAAGTATTTCCTCTCCTACAAGCTCATATTTTACTTGCTTTATACCGTCTGATTTATAATCCCATGTACCTTTTTGCATTTCAAGTACATATCTACGTTCATTTCGAGCAGTAGTTTCCCCTTTAGTCCATTTACCGTCTACTAAACCTTCATCTTCATGAGGAAGACAAGTAAATCTAGCGGTACGTCTATGTGGAATAATAGAATTAGGAACCTTAACTTCTTCTACAACCTCATTACATTGATGTTTTATCAATTCATCAATATTATACTTATAAATAATACTGTCTAAAGGGTACTCTAAAGGTAAGTCTTTTACTTCTTGTTCTGATAATGCTCTATCCCAAATTTTTAAGTCAGCTATCTCACCTTTAAAGTATTTAGCAGGATCGTTTTCACCTAAAGAAGGAGTTATTCCTAAATAAACATCTTTACCTGAATATTTTTTTAATTTGCCATTGAACTTCCAAGGAGATTCACTGCCGTGTCCTGCTTTACTATCAACTTCAGTACCGTTTAGGTAAAAATGAGATAAATTTTTATCTGCATCTAACACCACTGTAATCCAACTCCATTGACCTTCATATCTTTTTAACCACATGTAGTTATGTTGGTTGAATATATTCCAGTATTGAAATGATATTGCTCTAGAATTATTAAATGAAATACCGTAATCAAATCCAGGTATTCTTAATATTGGGTATTCTACATACTTTTTATCTTTAGCCCCAATCAAAAACTCTGACTGTTTATCCGGTTGTTGAAAACATTTAACTAAAATAGAAACTGTATGGCTATCGTTACTAAATGTTCTTAGTTCTCTACTTTTTGGTAACTTAGCCCATGAGTTATTACCATCAAACTGTAATATCCGTTTTTGTTTAAATGGTACGTCTAGATACGTATCGTTAGTCATACCCTCTAAGTGACATCTCCAGAATAGATCATCATCTTCCATCCCCCAGTCCCAATAGTCATTTGAATAACCATTAGTAGCTTCTACTTGTTCTTTTGTAAATAAAACTGCTCCACCAAAATATTCATGATACTTTAGTTTATAGTCCATTTGAGATATTCTAGTTGCTAGGTGGATAGGGTTTTCTTTTGGGTAAGAATAATCAGCATCAGGTTCTGGTATCATATCAATGTCATGCCAGACAATGTAATCACACCCTTCTTCAAAAGCATGCTTGGCTGCTATATTTTTAGTAGCACCTCTATTAAACAGTTTATCATCAACTTGATGACAGAAGTACATCTGAAAATCTATACCTTGAGCTTTAAGGTGTTTTCCAACCCTTGGTATAAACTCATGTAAATGAGCTTCTCTATTCCTATATGGTACGCAAACTCCTAATTTCATAAATGTACTTCTAAATGATGAAAATTACCACTGCTAAAATTTTGACTAATTTTATACTTTAACGTTGATAGTCCATCATTTTTAAATTTAGATCTTTTTTTGTAAAACTTTTTTAAGTATTTTAACTGGTTTTGTCTACTTGCCCAGTTGACCCAGTACCCATCTTTGTACCCATTTTCTTTGTGTGGTAAAACCTTAAATTTACCTTCTCGTCTGTGAGGTAAAAATACATTAATATCTTTAGACTTTGGCATATATACTTGTTTACAGTTAGAACTATACCCATCGTTTTCTCCTGCTAAATCTATTAATGTGTTTGATTTAATGTTTAACATTTCATAATAACTAACTAAATCATCTGAAAAAGTAAAGTCAAATAGTGTATGAGGTGCTTTAGATGTTAATCTATATATTTCATCATCTGTTAAACATCTATTAAAGATAGCGAATCTGTCAATACTACCATTAAACCAATTTTGTTTCTCATCTCTGTTAGGGTCTCCAACTCCTAGGTAGATTAACTTGCTTTTGTGTATTGGTAGTAGTTCATCATATGTATTATCACCTATTTTTTTCCCATTAACGTATACCGAAATACAAGCAGGATTTGATTTATTACTAAATTTTACTGCAACATTAAAATGCCCTTGAGGTAATATTTTGTTATTAATAGAAATAGAACTAAGATCTTTTTTCCAAAACTGAAAGGATAAATCGAAGAATGAATTAATAAGTAACGTAGTATCAAAACCAGGTATACTAAAAATAGAATTATTATCTGTTATGTTTTCCTTAAGTCTATTAATTTCATCAAATCTAAATGAAGTAAATACTGTATAATCTCTGAATGATTTTAATACATTTGGTACAGCGGCAAAACTATCTTTACCGTTAAACTTCAGTCCAACAGCATTTCTGGTAAATTGAGGAACGACTTTACTATCTAAATTAATACCGTTTTCAATACACCTTAAAAATAAATCATCATCTTCAAACCCCCAACCGTAATACTCATTTGAATAACCATTTATCTGTTTATAGATGTAAGAAGGAAACAGAGTAACTCCGCCAAAGTAACTATCAAATAACTGTCTATTTACTCCTTCTGGTAAATCTAACTCAGTAATTAGGTGTACAGGTTTGTCACTGTATGTATAATCAGCATCAATAGGTAGCATATCTATATCGTGTAACGCAATATAGTCACAACCTAATTCGTCCGCTTTTTGAAAACCTATATTTAAAAGCTTACCTCTATTAAAATCTAAATCATCTTGTTGATCTACAACTATAACCTCGTGAGGTGTACTTAGGTAGGAAGAAATACTTTTTCTAAACTCGGATAACTGATTAGGTCTATTTCTGTAGGGAATTATAATACCTAACTTATGCGTCATCTTCTACGTCACTAAGGTATTTTTTTCTATACAGATCTAGGTACCATTCAATTCTTTCTCCCCACTCTTCTTTATCTATTTCTTCAAACCAAAGGGTAAGGGTATCTAAACAGTTACCTATTTTTTCTAGAGCTTTGACTTTACGTTCTTCTAGTATCTGTTTTTCAATGTTATCACTCATATTGACACTATTTTATCAGTTAACGTACCCCAATGAGGGTAGTCATTATAATTAATATAAGAAAATTCTTTCATATTTTCAACTAAATACTTAAGATTATGTATGTCGATTTTGTTACCTGAACCAATAATTGCATCATGCATTTTCTGAAATTCTGCTGTAGATCTATAATAATCTTTCATACTCGCAGTCCATAATAGTCTTTCTAATACTGATTGATCCCATTTAAAGTGGTGTACTTGGGTAAATACTTGCTCTACAGGCATTCTTTTTGGGTGTTTTCTTCCCCAGCTGTTAGTACCATCGTCAAAAGCAGCATAATGTTGTCCATCGGTTACTTTTTGATAACCTCTCATTAAAGTAACTTTGTTAGGACATGCCCCAGACATTGGGTTTCTAAAGAAACCTGCTAAAGGAAACTCTTTATGTAAGTCTGTATCTTTAGTAACTTTAGGTAAAGTACCATTCTTACCTATTCTATCTAAAAAGCCACCTGTTACAAAGTCGTATCCTCCTTTTTCACAGTCTCTAATAATATCTTCAATATTATATGGATAAACTTGCAACTCATCATCATCAGCCACTATCCACCAATCATTTGGTTTTGTTGCTTTTATTTCATTGTAAAGAGGAGTTACTCCATACCAGTTAAATTTATCTTGAACTACTACTTTATGTACAGGTATATTTAATTCTTCAAGTTCATCAAGTACAAACATATGTTCTCTATCAGTCAACACACAAACATACATTTTATCAACCATATTCTCATAATGTTTTAACATTTGAGAGGTTGTTATTGTGTTATACCCTACTACTGTAACTAAATTTAACATTAGTATTTAATAATATTTCTGTTAGTAAGTTTATTCAAAAACTCTTCATATTGTTCACCATCCCAGTTACCATCAAATTTGTGTACGATAAACTGTCGTGGGTCGTTAATATACTTTTCTAAACCTCCAGCTTTAATGTACCACTCCTGATCAACATCCATTTCATAAAAGTAAATAAAAGGTAGTGTGAGTATCTTAGAAGGTAAATTATATTGGTTGGTTTCTAATGTTTTATCAATAAACTGACGCATGTGATTGTAAACAGTGTTACTGAATGTCTGAACACCGAAAGAATTCATAATAGAATGATGCTTTCTTCTAAATCCTTTTTCAATTACCTCTAAAAATAAGTCTAATCCAGGCCTGCAAAATATAACAGCATTATTTACTTTAGGTATTTGTATTCCAAATTTATTATAGTGGTATTCACATATAGTTTTTTCTTGACCTGCTATTAAGTCGTATGTATGTGTTATAGGCATTTTTGGATTAATATGCCACAACGTGTATGCGTATTCATCTCTTACTATATGATCTAAATTTAAAAAATCATCCAAATCTCTCTTAAGGTAAGAATCTATATCGACGTACATTCCTCCGTAGATGTACAAAATCATTAATCTTGCACAATCGACTTTTTTTATAATAGAATCTAAACTGTTAAATTCATCTAAATACTCTGGAAAGTAAGTTGAAATAAAATCTAATATACTATTTTCTCTCCATAGTGTATACTCCCAGCCTTTGCGTTGACAAAATTCAATAAACGTGTTTTGCATTTCAAAATAATCTTGACTGCCTAGATCTTTCCATTGTTCAGTAAGATCACCTTCTTGAAACCAAATTTGATGAATATGTTTATTAAAATTGTGTATCATTATAAAATTGTCTAAAAATTTCCTTATGTTCTGGAAATGTGTTGAAAATTATGTCCTTATGTCTATCCATATACTCAGTATAGTGGTATTCAGAGTTAAGTAAGTTATGTTTATGTGCCCAGGTGTGATCAAAACCAACCTGTCTGATAGTTTCATCATCAGAATACTTCACCCATACAGGGTCATCATCAGGTCTAACAGAACCAAAGATGTGATTACAAAATGTACCGTATTCAACCTTGTGTTGGTGTAACAACATCAAAAGTAATCTTTGATCGGCAAACAAATACTGTACTTCACCTAAATGTTTATCGTCAGTTGTGTTACCTAGCTGAAATTGTATAGATATTTTTGAGTATAAATCTTTAAACCCATCGTCTTTGAAATACAACATACATGTATTGGGTACATTTAGCGTCCAATCCCAACTATCATCAAATTTAAAGTTAAAAACTTGTATATCCTCTTTAGCAGGGTACCAATGTGGGTTAGGAATCTCTAAATGAGCAAATCTTACTGGAGTTTTAAATAATTCCTTTGGAATTTTTGTATAAACCATGTTGTCATGATCTAAAAGTAGAAAAGGGGCTGGTATTTTTTGTAATAGCCATGTTTTAAACCCTGTCCAGTTAGATTTTGAATTAAGACCTAATTTTTTAAACTCTTTATACAGTGAGGTATCTATTTTATCCCACACATGCAACAGTCCTTTATGTCTTAAGTACTCAAAAAACGTATCATCTGTATATAAGTGTATAGGTCCGTTAAGTTTTTTATAATAAAGTGCTGATAGTAAGAAATGTACTATTTCAAAATCATGCATATCAAAGTTCTCTCTACCGACTAAGTGGTGACCATTAGTTCCTGTTAAAGTAGGTTTAGACCAAAATGCATGTACTCCTATCATATCTTACTCCAATTTATTAATATATGATTTTTTACAACGTTTTCCAACTCAGATA